CTATATAAAAACAACTATATAAAGGTACTAAAGTTGAATAAGTTCTAGTTACATCCAATGCCCCATTATAATAAAAACTTACATTACTTCCTATTTTAATTATCTTTAGAGTAACTTCTACCCCTGTGGGCACAGTTTGATTCCCCGCTATTGCACTCCCCCAAGTCGCTCCATCCCCCATTACTAAACTATTTTTGCCAGAGGTATTTAATCCATAGGAAAGAAAACAATTCCCAATTCCCAGAGTAAATATACTCTGATCTACATTATTAAGGGTAAGTTTAACGACAGCCTCAATAGTAAAATCAGTTGCATTATGCACAAGGGGGAGAACTCCAGTCCCTCTAAAATGATTACTATTAGGGGTAAAATATCCACTTGATATTTTAGGATTAGATACAGGACTACATAAAAATCCATTTTTATACAAGTGAGGTGATCCGAAAATAAGTCTATCAGTATGCAATACTGTCCAAGTAACCGAGTGTTGAAGGATTCTATCAGCTATTAGCAATCCCCCAATTCCTGGTTTACGTTCAACACAATACAAATTAAACTTTCCATTAGGGGTAGTTCCAGCGTTTTCTGGAAGCTTTCTTGCCTCAGTAGGACTATCCAGCCCTAAATTTTTAAATCTTCCTTTTGCTCCAACAGCCGCCTCATACTCACATTCAATATAATCCCCAACAGAAAGGTTTGCTAGGGTATACTTCCGTTTACGGTCATAAATTACTTCATATACATCCATACTAGGGGCTCTACTTCTCATGCCTTTTAAAACTGTCCAAGTTGTGCCATCTGTACTGACTAGCACATTATAATTAACAGGGTAATTATACCCTGACACATCAGAATTAGTATATGCAAGTATAGTATTTATACTATATATTTGACCTAAATCTACTTTCCACCAAGTACTACCATACAAATCTTTCCATCCTGTATTTTGGTCACTAATCCACATCATTGCATGATTAAAACTACCATCTACAGCAAGACCAGGGACTTGAGTCCCATAATAAAAACTACTAGCGGTAGCAGTTTTATTTAGAGCCACATTAATACCATTTATATCGAATGCTTGAAATTCATTTATTGTAATTAACCCATTATTAGTTGAAGTAAAAGCATCATTAATTGAAACCTTTATATACCTAGCTGAAATAGCCCCAGATAAACCCTCATCATATACTTTAGTATACATAATTACGTTTGTACCATAACTCTCAACTGCGTTTCTAACTTGTGATAGGGTAGTCCATTCTGTGCCATTAGAACTAATTAAGCAATCAAAATTTCTAATAGAACATGCCCCAGATGCAGCGTAAGTAGCGATATCTATATATGAAATATTATAAGATTGACCTAAATCCACTTGAAGCCAAGTACTTCCATTCAAATTTTGATATCCTGTACCTATCTCAGAAACCCAAGCATTAGTAATAGCAAAATTAACAATCCCATCTACTGCCCTTGATGCTAGGTAAGTTCCTAATCGAACACTACTAGCGGTAGCGGTTTTATTTTTCGCAACATTCGCACCAGTAGTATCATAAATAGCTAACTCATTAATTATAAAGCACCCATTATTACTACTAGTATTATATCCATCTAAAACTGATATTTTTACATATCTAGCTGAAACGCTCATTTAAATCCCCCTTACTTCATAACCCAATTAAGTTCATAGCTTACATCTTTAATAAAATTACAAGGTAAAGATTCTTTAATACTTCCCATATTTAGAATTAATAAATCCCCTTTAAAATCTCTATTACACACAAATCTAAAATTAAAATACGATGGATTTTTATATGGTACAGAGAACACTATTTGTGAAGTAATAGAAAGGTTTTCAAACCCAAGAAATTTCTTATACCCAAAGTTATACTTAGTTATAACGCTATCCAATTCATAGCCTTTAAAATCAATTTCAGCATGGGCATCTTTATAAGATATTATCTTGTTATATAATTCATTATTATAGGTTAGGGGATATTCCTTATCCTCTTCTTTTAAGACAAAATCAACTCGTGTTCCTATCAGATTAAATTGTCCACCCCACATATCATAGTACAATTTCATACCATGACCTATTAATCCAAATCTTATCAAGTTTTCTTTTTTAATAGAATTGAAAGAGTTTTCCGTCCCATTTTCCAAATTAAATTCGGATAAATAAGAGCCATCAGCATATTCAGCTAACCATATAAAATCCTGTTTATTAGGGGACATTAGTCTCATAAAAACCACTCCTTATGTCTTAAACATATTGATAAGCTACTCTTAATTTAAAATTTGTAGTTCCTGCCCCTGCATTAGAGGGGACATTAGCCCTTGCTAGGATAGAAACGTAATTTCCAGCAGCGACAGTCAAGCCACTAGCGGGATTCCCTCCATCACTATTTTTAACTCCCAAGATATCATAACTTGTTCCTTCTCCTGCATGGGGGGCTACATTAGGATACCATTGTCCATCACCATTTGTTGTACACCCATTAGTTCTTATTGTTTTAGGGGTATTTTTCCCAATAGGAGTCCAACCACTCTCACCTAGGGAGACCACTTTAACCTGAATCCATTTATTTATTACTAATTCTCCTGTATCCCCACCCACATTATCTTTAGTGATTATGGTACAGTTTTGCATATCGGAAACATCAGTAATACCATTTCTGTTATTCCATACAAGGAACGGTTGACCATCAACAGGTTTAGCTTGCCCTGCGTCAACTGTTCCAATAGGCCAAGAACTAAAAACACTTATATTATCAACGGTTCTCCAAGAAACAATCGGTGCTGCCATAAAATCGACCTCCCAACGTATTTACCTGTATATATAATTCACATGATAAATACCATTCTATAAAATTTAGGGGGATTCTTGGTATAGAATCCCCTTTTAATTATACTGTAATTCTATTTGCTTCAAGTATATTAAGTACTCCAGTTCCCAGCAATATCTTTAACAAATACCTTAACAATTTTCTCCCCATCTCCTGAAGACGCTGTTTCTAAGTCAGTACCTTTTACTGTACTATTAATGTTAGTTTCAGCAGGGAATGACCCTGTATCCGACATATTCACAGAACCTGCGGTAGTAGGTATTAAAGTACCTGCGGTATGAATATCTCCCGAGTTAGCAACGACTTTAACTTTGTATTCAACGAAGTCTTCATCAACCTGCCAAGCGAATACGGAAGAGTTATATCCAGCAATCTTAGAAATTTTAGCAGGAGTAGGCCCAGTCATAATAACGACTGTAGGAGCTTCAGTATCCAAAGTAACTGAATCATTAGCTTGAGAGGATACATTACCCACATCATCTCTAATTTTTAGGTATAAAGTTTTTGTTCCATTTCCAGAGGATAGTTTAACCTCTAAAGTAGCGTTGTATGATTGCCAAGAAGAAGCTTTAACACCTGGGGTAGTACTAGTAGAATAAGTTAAATCATCAACCCCTGTAGCATTTCCTTCTATTGCAATATTCAGTGTAGGGTCATCAGCTTGAGCCGTTTTAGATGTTAAGGTAACATTAGCCCCTGATCCCCCTATATTATAGTTAGTTGTTACACCAGCCACATTAAGAGCGGTTCTCATTTTAGTTGCTACATCAGATGCAATATCCCCATTACTAACCCCGAATTGAATCCCTAACGGAGAGCCACCAATTCCAGCACCTACTACAGTTAAATCCACGTTACCTGTAACAACAGTTGTTACAGAAACTACAGCGGTTTCTACTTGTGGAGTACCATTTTCAGACGTTTGGACATCTTCATCATTAGTAGTATCAACGTCACCCCAAATTTTCATAGAATATCCAGAGGTACTACCATCAGAAGTATTCATAGCTACGGAGACAAGTTGGGTTGTTACCGCAGAAGCACCACTAGCAATTTCTATACTAGGGGATTGTGGTCCAAGGGTATCTAAGGTCAACAGAAAGTTATTAGCCATAATATCACTCCCTTTCAACGTAATTTCATACAATATATATTATTTTCTTATGTAATTAAATGTTATTAATAAATTTTATTGACACTGTAAATCTCCACAGTGTACCAGTCTCTTTAATTCCTACCTGTTCTACCTCTCTAACTAACATTACATCATTAGCAGTATCACCATTAAAAACACCCCATTCTTCCCAAGCAAAGTTAGCCTCCGAATTCTCAAAAGTTGCTTTAAATATCATCAAACTAGAGTCTAACTCACTTATTTTAGGGTAGCCAGAGTCCATGCCTTTTCTTAATTTATGAGTTCCAAGTAGATCAGTCTGGGTTTCAAATGCCTCTATTGAAGAGCTCCCAACCCCGATCATAGCGTTAGTAAAATCAAAGGGGATATCATTTAATCCTAATATAGCATTAGCTATATATTCCCTACCTTTAATTGTTAACATATGATATCCCCTTTCCTATATTATGTTAAGCTAATTTCCACTGTAATAACCCAAGTAGCAGCCGATGCTTTAGTACCCATTGCTTCCTGTTTTCTATTCAAGTTATTTTTAATATAAGTATCAATATTATCAGTCCCGCCAAAAACCTTTTTAACATCTGTTCTAGGATCACCTGGGGATGGGTAATCATAACTAGGGATAGTTGTTTTGTCAACGCCTCTAGCAACTGACCACTCATTCCACTCAAATACTGCTTCAGGATGATTATATGGAGGAGGAGCTCCTTCACCATAGAAAGTAGATTTAAAAGTTATCTTATTCCCAGATACAACAGGAAAAGGAGTGGGTGCTGAATCAACTTCCTTGTAAAACTGAGCTCCTGCACTAACACCACCAAGAAGCCCCCCATCACCTGCTGAAGGAGCAGTATTAGAAGTACCAACTCCTATATAGGAATGAAGATTATCATAATGAACTATAGAAGTAGGAGCGGAAGAGGGTTCGTTATTAGCCCCTGACATCAATCTCCAGATATCAAGAACTCCTTCTGACAAAAGCATATTCCCTTCGATCTGTTTAATTTCAGATACATTTTTGCTTAAAAAATCCTCACTGTTGTTATATTTCTCAATAGTTGTCATAACATTCCATTTAATCTGCTTATTTACCATAGTATAATCCTCCCAAAAATTTTATTTTAAGCATTCTTTTTAGAATCATTTTTAGTATCTTTCTCATCCTTCTCATCTTTTGAGGGAACTTTAGATTTATGTACTTCCACCAAGTTTAAATCCCCATCGTATTTTTCCACCATTGTAGAACTCATTATTTTAATCTTTTCTTTTGCCATCCTCACCCTCCCTACCATACTTATTTATATATAAATTCCTAAAAATAAATAAGTATATAAATTATATATTTACACAAAAGTACTCTCAGCACTAGCATAAATAGATTCCACATAAGATAAAACATTTATATAATTAATATTTATAAAATCATTAACAGAATCATCACAAGTAATACTATCACTTACAGTAAATTCAGCGTCATATGTTTCTGGGTCTTCTTCTACCCAATCTATTTCTTCTCGAACATTAATATAAGCCATCAATTCAATTACATTATCATAATCCATACTAATACTATCTATACCTAAAGGTCCTGCTTCAGCATTATCATCAGCATAGAATATATCAAAATTAGGGAGAGTCATGGAATCAAAGGTTATCCCGATCTTACCCAAGATTGGCAATTCTCTAGGATCTGCCTCATAATCCATATAATTAACAACATCTACAAAGCGTATTTTAGAGCTACTTCTAGACACTCTAAAGATCAACTCATCTATATCAACAGCTTTTCCTATTTGAACATTCCCATTTTCGATACTAAAGTAATCATCGATTTCATTTCGAATTCCTTGATATATTTCTGCTTGTTGAACAGAGCCTTTATATGTTCCTATATTGACCATAAAAAATATATTAATTTTTCTATATATAGGGTCTAATATTTCCAATTCTAATTCTTTAAGAGCGATACTATCTAGGAAAGCTTTTAATCCTCTTTTAACGAATGTACTAATAATCCCCTCAAATCCACACACTACCAACTTTACTTTATTCGGTTCTATTACTCCGATATTAGCCCCTTCCTCCCAATTATAAGCTTTAGCCATAGCTATTCCAGAATAAGATTTAGCCATTTTCTCATAATCTTCTAGGGTTATTATTCTATCCATAGTTATACTAAAATCCGTAGGGGATGAGGTATTATCTATTAAAAGTATTTTAAACTTATCTTTAACGGAATTCCCATCACCGTCTTTAATATCATCAATAAATTCAATAATGACACACTCAGCGGTTTGAATATCAAATCCTTCTTTTAGGTTAGCCGCTCTTACGATAATCTCACTAATACTATCAGAGGGGATTAAATTTCTCCAAGTAGAGGGTAAGTATATATAAGTACCATCTTCTTCGATATGTACGCTAAACTGTCTACTAGGGTTTAGTTCATAGTATATATTTCTTACTTTTTCCCAATCCAGACCATCCACAGTAAAGGACACTGAATCCGTATCAACATTTCCTGTAGACACAAGAATTTTAGAGCCTATAATATCTGTAACTACGTAAGTTTTATAATTTAATTCCCCTAGCATAAGATCCACGTATAATCTGCTAGTATTTTCTATATATATAGAATCAGCCATAGACAAGAATGTGTAATCTACGCTATCAGCGGTAACTTTAAACTGTGTATATTTAGGGATAGAAATTACGGATGTCGCTCCACATTCGTCCCACATAAGATTAACAGTTATAACAGCCGAGCGTTTAATTCCAGGCTTATAGTTAAGTAGTTCATATATTTGTTCTCTAGCCTTAATTTCCTCAGTAGGAAGGTACATATTTTTAATATAATACTGCAAATAGTAATCTATTGTATGAGAATATGCTCCGAGCAAGGATATAATAGCTTCCCCAATATCATTCTCATCAAATTTAGTCCATTTACTGTAGTATATAGGACTAGAGGGTAATTGTATTTGTTCAATCAAATCTTGAACCGTAGTATCATAATCTCTTCTAAGTACAGACATCCCATATCACCCACTTTAAAATTTATATTTGAATATCCTCTATTTCTTCCACAGTAAATTCGTCATTATCATACACTACATTCTCAACAAAAGCTGGGGACTCTTCAAAATTCCCTGCTTCGAAAGAGCCTTTATTAGGTCCTGTACTACTACTAAATATCACACATCTATATCCAGCGGGTATTACTTTTCGTAACATTTTCTTAGCAAAATCTAAATCGGACACCAAATCAGTTTTAATTAAGATAACCCCAAATAGAGGCTGTGATATATTTACATTAGAGTATTCGCTTAGGGTTAAGTCATATACCTCTTCTTCAGTCAGCTCAAGTATTCTAACCATTTGTTTAATAGAGTCAAGAGTTCCCCGATTCTTTAGAATTTTATTGTAATATTTAAGTAATAATCTAAGTCTTCCTTCTGTAGATCCTATGGGGTAATCAATATCGAGAGTATCAGCCAACTTAGATAACAGGTCATCGTCTACTTTTCCCACGTTATATACATTTGATAGATAATCCATTTGTTCATATTGTTTACTCATAGTATAAGCAACCACATTAACAAGAGCTCTAAAGCCCTCATTAATAAACATATTATTAGGGATTAGAGATTTAATTACCTGTACACATTCATTATATGTTTTCATAATTATCCCTTCCTCCCAAATGATATAGTTACATCAACAAAATCTATTATCTCATTCCACTTACATATAATATCACTTGATGGATAATCAATAATAACATGACTTATAGAGTCATCTAATTTCTCAATACCTGTAGCCAACTCATTTCTATAAAATTCAAACCCTGGGTTTTGATTTTCCCAATCAAACTTATCTAGTATATAATTTTCAATAGTATCTTGAAGTTTTTGAGTATTTAACAAGTTCCGATTTAAAAATACTTCGAGCTCAATTGATAGGGGTCTCTCCTCAATTTTCTGTATTGCATACTCAGTAAATGCAGGTACTCTATCAATTACAACCTCATCTATCGCATCTTCCAAATCTGACAAATTAATTCCCAAGTCGATATAATTTTTATAGGGGACATAATATATTCTTTTAATTCCATTAACATCTTGAGCCACTATATCTAATACATAGTCTACTTCCGAGCTTAATTTAGAGTAATCCTCATCTGTGACTAGGGTATTAACTTCTCTAACGGTTCTTCCCAATATGCTTCTCATTAAATCAATACTAGCTGAATCCTGTCCTCCTAAGCTAACAGTAGGTTTAATAGTAATATTTTTAAATACCGCCTCATCAAACTCATTAAACATCTTATTATAGGGAGTAATCTCCGAAGTTAAGCTAACATTCCCTTCAACGCCTCTAGTAACTAGGTAAGATATATCAAGTTCTGTTTGATTTATTAAGGTTTTAAATCCTGGGGTAAATTTTATTAGAGTAGTATTATTTTCATATCTATGGATACTATATGTTTTCTCCCCTTTAGTGGATAGGAGAGCATCTTTACACTTTACCCATGTTACTACCCCATCCTTTATAACAAAGGAATTAGAAGCTATATTAGGGGCATCAATAATATATGTTCCTATTGAACTAATATTATTCTTAGGGAGGGTTAGATTTTTAACGAATCCCTCATAGCATGATATATAATTAGTACCTTCTTCTATCACTTCATCTTGCAACAAATTAAGGTATATAGTTTTATTCGTAAATTTATCATAGACCATGAAGATATGAACATCTTTAGTAAGATAAATTTTACTCCCACTTGTTAGACCGTTGGTATTATATACAATCTCCAAGATTGTTGTTGATGTATTATAAAAAGGAACTTCCACTCCCATTAAATCGCACATAGAGGTTATTGAATTATAGGATTTACTAAATCTTATTTGATTATTAATAAATTGTTTATCTAAAATATAATTAAGAGAGTCATAAAGATAGCTTGTAGCTGACATTAAGATAATCCCTGGGTCAGTAATAGTAAAGTCTGTCCAATCGGATGTAATCTTAGGGATTGTTCCAATAGACCATTCCATTATAGAGGAAAAATCCCTTGATAAGAAAAGTTTACTATCTATCACAGTTTCTTTATTCATTAGTAAACGTCACCCCTTGCTTGTTTGGTAATCGTATAATCAAATGATCCTGCTATATTAGAGCCTTTTAAATAGTAATTAACTTTCACAAAAACATTATTTTCATACGGCATAACATCAATATTCTGTATCCCAATCCTAGGTTCTAAATTATTAAAAGACTCAGTTAAAAAAAGTTCTATACTACGTGTAAGAGTAGGGTCAGAGGGTTCAAAAAGCAATGTCTCTAAACCAGATCCAATAGCGGGTAACATAGCGACTTCTCCCCTTGCGGTACTTGAAATAATTTCCAAGCTTTGATTAACTCTAGCCGAACCCTCATTCAAGCTAATTTTACCTGTTATTTCTGAAAATACACCTAATAAATTAATACCTTTACCTATTCGATTAACTTCTAAATCCGTTAGGGATGTATTGAGCACTGTTTATCACATCCTTTCAATTTGAGTTTACATTACCAGAGCCTGTTCCTACTGTATCCCCACAACTAAGGTTATCGCCTACTCTACATAAGGGTTTACCATTAACGAATACAGAGGGACTTCCTGATGAGGAAACTATAGCATTATGATAAATCACATTGTCCCCTTCTGTTTTAGAGTGCGGTGTAAAGCTATCTGTTACTCTAAGAGCCCCTCTCCCATTAACAAAAACATTAGTACTTCCTGATGTTGCAATAGAACTAGGGAAGCCATTATGCCCTATGGAGGTATCATTTATTCTAGCTACTGGTTTCATAATATTCTCCTATTTCTATATAACTTATTAGGGATTAAGGTCAATTCTAGGAGCTATCATATTTAAAGCATCCCCTGTTAATCTTACGGTAGTTCCTCCGATACTAAGTTCAATATAATCGGGGGCAATTTCAATTTTTGATGCCCCATTAATTAATTGAATACTAGTACCTATCAATTTAATCTGTTGTCCTTCTTTACCATCTATTTCAATCTTATCACTATCATAATATATAGAATGACCGTGAGGGGTTTTAAAGATTACTCCTTTACTGCTATCTACTGAATTACCTGTATACATTTCCGATGGGGTATAGGGATTTGCTGAACTTGTTACCCCACCAAGGTACACAGGGTTATCATCATCCCCATTTTCAAATCCTACCCATACTAGGGAATTAATTGGGGGTATTAAGAATGAGCCACTTTCTATATTAGCGAATCCTGCCATACAAGGGTCTGCCCAAGGGAGGTCTGATACCCCTACATAGTTATTAGCTTCGGAACTTCCCCCATGAATAGCGGGGATTCTAATTTGGATTCTTCCTTTACCCATTTCATCTATATTATTTTCGACTTTAGCTTTTACTAAGCCTACTAACTTTGAATTTCCTTCCTCGTTACCCATCTCATCAACGCTCATCTAATACCTCCTAGATTAATGCATCCAATTTAATAGTTTTCTGCCCTGGCATTTTCATTAAATTAAGTTGAGTTGTAAAAGTTCCCCCTATATTATGAACAATGCTCTTCACCATAAAAGTTCCCCCTGTATGATGAATACGCCCATCGGGTCTAAGAGGAATAATATTAATATAATCCATTACTTCAAAATCCGCATCCCCTACGATCTCTAGGGTAGTTGAACTTATTCCTAGATTATTATCAAACCATTGATTATTTAATTTTGCTTCAAGGGTTTCAGGGCTCATATTACCCCATACCGAATAACTATCGGGAACATTAGAGGGGACTTTCCCTTTATTTGAAAATACTTGAATTTTATTATCCCCCTCTAAAAACCCAGAGGATGTATTTAACATAGATGTCCCTGTACCTGTATATGAAGGAGAAAAATTTATAACTGATCCATAATTCCCCCCATTAATCACAAAATTATACTCCTTTTTTATTACTTTAGGGGTTTTGGGGTCTAACTCCCTGAAATAGACATTTACTCCCTCTGAAGTACTATTATGAACAAGTTTTACAGGATTCCCATTTCTAGTAGCAATAGGAACAATCTTATTTCTTATGAAATTCATTGCTGTCTCATTTTTCCTCTGGTAAGAAGTAGGAGTTTTAAGTAAATCGGTCTCAGCGAAGAATTTTCCTATTTTCCATCCTTCATCAAGTGCAATAGCTTTAACAATATTAGAAACCCTGCCCCCATAATCAGAGGATTTATAAGTTTTAGTTGTAACTGACCCAAACTCCTCATCACACAATCCCTTCAAGACATACGTCATAGTCATATCAGCATTAAATGTTGGAGTATAATCATGTACTGTTCCGACATATATAGGAGATTTTCCTCCTTGAGAATATCCATACTGATATCTAATAGGGTATTTCCCAAAATTGAGAATACTTCTAGCTAATTTCTGCTCTAGGTCATAGTCATTCCAATCTGTTAGGGTTATTTGAAATGTCCCCTTATATCCCATAGTTACGGTATTAACCATCGATCTAATAAAGTTTGGTCCATTCTTATCAGAATCGAAGGTAATATCTCCTAAAGTTACGGATATATATGGACTATAAGGCAACACAGGGTTATATAACTCAAATCCAGCCATTATCCTAAAACACCCCCAAATCCGTATAAACTAGAGGTATCGGGGATAGTTAGGGTTACTCCTACAGGGATGTCGTAGGGATCTATAATATTATTAGCTTCAGCAATAACCCACCACAGTTTTGAGTTCTTGTAAAACATATGAGCTATAAGATCTAATCTATTGAGGGATTTAACTCCCACGTTATAGTAAGAATCTTTTTCTGTGGTAGGTATTGAGATAATGCTAGGAAGTTCGTTATAAAAGAATCTCCCAGTATTATCAAAATATTTTTTATATTTCTTATATCTTGAATCAGAGCTATTATACTCAAGATTTTCTATAAGTTTTCTATCCAACATATAATACCCTCCTATTCATATTTCACTTGAGCGTCTGGTAATGTCAACTGTGTCTTAGTTATAGAGTCTCTTGTATTACTTGATGTTCCCAAAACAGCTTTATCATGATAATCCCCATAACGCTTGATATCTGTTCCATCAAAAACCTCATCCGCAGTAAATGAAACGTATACAATTTCGGTCAAGCTCAGACTAATATTAGCCGCTATATATTTCCCATGTCGAATAGGTTTTCTCCAAGTTACGTTACAGCTATTACAGTATGCTTTCATCCTAAAAAACTCCCCTACCATAACATAACATTTAGGAGGAATTACTATACCTTTACTATATCTTGGATATGTAAGAGCTTTAATTCTACCTACAAAGTTATGTATATGAGCATATTGTCCTTTAGGTTCATATATCTTTAGATAATCCTCATGTATATCAAAAGATAGATCTACTGTTCTAGCTCCACTTCCCGCATAAGAAGCTAGGGGTGAACTTCTACTCTTAATAGTAATAGGTTCAAACTCTGTAGAATGAGATTCTGATATCTCATCGGGGGTCATACCGTGAAATGATACGGTTCTAATAGGATCAAAAGTAAGGTTAGCTATCATAACCATATCTAAGTTAGCCTTTGGACTAGTCTCATAAGTTAATTTTTGAAGTTTATCCATCTGATCCCAATCTAACACTAGCTTATCTCCTTTAGCAGAGGAAGCGGTATTAAAATTAGTTCTAGAAGCGATCATTCGCTCATTATTAGCTCTCGCCAAATCTACAGGGATTGATGGAGGTGGAATAGGTACAGGTAAAGGCATTCAAATCTCTCCTTTCTACAAGAAATTTTTAATATTACTAGCATTAGTAGATATAACAGGCTCAGGTCTATATCTTGGATTCCCACCATTTTTTTGAATCCCAATCAGTTCCTCTATCTTACTAACCATAGTTTGTAAGATACTCACAACCTCGGGACTATCGGTATTAACTTCCAAACTTATATTATTCCCATTTTGAGCTACTGATGATACCCCCACAGCTTGAGAAGCCCCTAGTAATAATCCTTTAGCCCTTTCTCTATAAGCGGGATCAGTAGGAATAATATACTCCTCAGAATTCCCTTCTCCCATTAGGGATAGAGTTGGAGTGCTAACGATACCGCCTTTTCTATAAGGGGTAATTCCAGGACTATCCACATATCCTAGTAAATCATTTAACTCACTCATAGTTCTGTTTGATACTCCACTTTGGACATCACCACTAGACCCAGAGAAATATGATCCTATTGTATTATGTTTATAATTTTGAATCTTTTTAACTATATCATCGGGGCTCATATCTGCTATATTCATACCGCTTAAAGCTTTACTTACTATATTTGTTCCCCCACCATACTGAACTGAGGTAGACCAAGCCATCTCTTGAAGTGCTCTACTACGCATTACATCTAATCCCATACCCATTAATTTATTTGCAAAAGGAATGTAATATGTATCTGCTGCGTATTTTTGTTGAGCAATTGCAAATTTAGGGTCATTTGCTAACTCTTTCCACTTACTATCAAAAGATGCAGATGTTGGAGTTAATCCTGCAAAATCACTAGTGTATCCCATTGCTTTTATAAAGGACATTAAACTATTCCCAGCTCCAGCGGATGAGGCGAGTTGGTACATTCCATAGGATTTTCCCCCAAAGTCCCCCGCACCTGAGCTTATAAATCCTGGACCTCCATTGGATGTTTCGTATTTCCTCGATACTGCACCTAACCAATTACTAGCTTCTCCTGTTAAGCCTCCACCTCCTGAAATCCCGCCTGTAGTAGAAGTATCAAGCTCGGGGATTTTTCCGAGTCGTATAGCCTCTAAGATTTTATTATTCATTTCCATCATAGTAAGAGAGCCTCTCAGCCATTTTTTAGAATAATAATCTTGAGCTTGTTTAATAAGTCCAACGGTTTTATCTTCCATAGATTTTATTTGATTTTGTATTTTCTCATCTTCTGTTTCACCCTCTGCATTTCCGCTACTCCCTTGAGTAGTTCCCCCTTTAATCCAAGTCATAGGGTCAATATTTTTCCCACTCTCTTTAATTTCAAAATGCAAATGAGGTCCAGTTGACCTTCCAGTAGAACCAACGAGTCCTAGGGAATCTCCTTTATTTACATCCCCATCTTTTCTAAGAAATTTAGATAGATGAGCGTATAAAGCTTGCATCTTTCCAAAAGTAAGCGTAATTAGATTCCCATAGCTCCCAGCATCAGCACTATTAACAATTGAGCCTGTACTAACAGCTTTAACCTCAGTACCAAAAGGCATTGCAAAATCCACCCCTGTATGCATTTTTGATTCCCCAGTAACAGGGTGAACTCTCATCCCAAAAGGGGAATTAACTTGATAACTTCCACTGAATGGATAATCTCCACCCATAAAAGCCCCAAGCATTTCTCTAATACCATAAGGAGAAGTAATTTTAGGATTACCATCAAATGGATAATTTCCCCCTATATTATTTACTAGGGAATTGCTACTATCCACTGAGCCTCTCACGTTTGTTTCAGGAACAATATTTTGCCCTGCCAAACTTCTAATTAAGTTAGATTGTGGGGCGGGTATAACCATTTCACCCTTATGTAATAAAGTGGGGTAGTTATCATAGGGTACGTTGTCTTTACCCCCTGCTAAACTATCCCATGCATTAGATACTCCTGATGATACAAAATCCCATGCTTTAAAAGCGTTATCCAATAAATTTTTAGGGAAACTTGCCAGCTTGTCAAATGCATCCTTTAGACCATCAACAATTCCATCAATTATCATTCCACCGACCTTTTTTAAAGCCCCTACTAAACCTTTTACTGCATCTGCAATCTTACTAGGTAAATCTAGGAAGAAATTGACAAAACTATCCCCAAATTTTTGAAGTCCTTCTAATGCCAACCCTGGCAATGGTTCTAAGAATTTTCCAATAGAGCTAATCAAATTAGTAAATCCCGATGCTAAATTAGATGGAAGGTTAATAACCCAAGTTAGGATATCTGCCCCAGTATTAGCTAGGGTAGTAATTATTCCTGTTCTAATATTCTCAAAGGATGTGCCAATAAATCCCACAAAATTTTTAATACCTTGGAATACTCGTTTAGGGAGGGATAAAAACCAATCAATAATAGCGTTGCACATATCGGGTATTATTGAATGTCCTACTAACATATCGTACAATCCCTCGAAGAATCCTACTATACCATCAATAAATCCCTTAAAGAATCCAATAATAGCTGCCCCTAAACCCATAAAGATACCAACTGCTGACTCACCTATTCCAACAAAGTTCTTCCACGCACCCTTCCAATCTCCTTGAAATATATCTACTACCATACCAACCACATGAGTTATAACACCAACGACATTAACCAAGGCACTCATTAATGGGGCAATTGTATTTAATAATCCATTGAATGCTCCTATAATAACTCCTACATTTATAGCTAGAAGTGCCCCTAATCCTATACCAATATTTGTTACTGCGGGTTCAATAGCTTTCCACAAATCTTGGCCAATAACTTTTAGTTCCCCAAATATTTTAGACATCTCATCCCATACTGGTTTAAAGTTTGTAACTATTGAATCAAAAGTCTTCGAAAACACATCTGTTAGGGGTTCAAATACTTTTGTGATATTCCCCCATAATTTAGACATATTAGCCCCAAAGTCAGAAAAGAAACTAGGCATAAAGTCATATATAGCTTTTGAGAAAGACTCCCCAAATATGCCCCCAGCTATAGCCCCTACTACCCCACCTATAACAGTTCCTACAGGACCAAATCCCATAGTGCCCATTAAAGCCCCTGCACCCGCACCCCCAGCGATAGATCCTAATAATCCACCAGTTCCTGTTACTGCGGTTTCAGTTTTCTTCTCAGGGGCTGCGGTAGCTACATCGGACGCTATCATCCCAGCACCGAGTAATACTCCTAATAAAGGTAATTTTTTTAATAAACCTTTTAGTATTCCACCTCTAGTAGCACCACTCGCACCCTCTGCTAATCCTGTTGCCGCACCTTCGGTAGCACCTACGCTAGTCCCCGCTATTCCTTGAGTAGCTGCTCGGGTAATACCCAATCGATTAGTAACTCCTCTAACCCCATTACCGACTGCCCTTCCTGCTCCTGTAACTAATTCCCCTGCTCCTGTTAATGCTTTCCCGATAGGACCTTTAAGCAAAGCTAATAATGCAACTGCTACAGCCCCATAACCCAGCATTTCACCTGGACCCATGCCTGTAGCCCCAGTGGTTTTATTTACAAGCTCTCTAAGGTAGTCATTAGCTAGTGCATTAGATTTAACCATATTCCCTAATTTTTCATCGAGAGGGGTATACACTTTATTTCTCATTGCATCATTTAACAAATCTATTGAGTTCTTAATTGCATCCTGACTTCTGACCAATGGTTGAGTAATTTTGGTATCATAATCACCCAAGTTTTTTAATGCCGCATCTAAATCAGACATGGGTTTCTTCTCCCCTGGTTTAGGAGGAGCTCCCCCACCACCTGAAAGCATAGACGTATAAGTAGATAACGCCTCCCTTCCGTTTATTCCATATATTTGTCCAAGAATAACCTTATCCTGAGTAGATAAGGTTATTCTTCCCATCTCATCAGGTTTTGGCATTATTTTTTGTATTTTATCCATATATTCTGTAGTAACTTTTGATAAATCCTCTTCAGTACGGACATTAGACACCCTGTCTTGCCAGTCTAAAAATTTCTGTTGGGTATCCCATAAACCAGCAAATGCTATCTGTTGTTCCGACAACTGAGTAGGATCTGCAAAAGCCAAATCATCCATATCACTAAACACTTTTTCGGTATTAATACCTGCTGCTTCAAAGGATGCTATTACTTTAACAGCCCCAGCCAACCCAGCGTTAAAGTCCTTCATACTTCTACCAGAAGTAGATTTAATAGTCTTTTCAAATCTACCTAAGCCTTGTGTAATCGTAGCATTACTTACCCCATAAGTTTGTGATGAACTCATTATTATTGCTTCCATCTGTTTTAAACCTTTACTAACTCCTTCCATATCACCACTTCTGGAAAAAGTTCTAGCAAAGTCCTTAAAGAATTCTGTCTGTGATAAATCTATGTCAGGTAAAATCTTTCGTGCAATAGCCAAATTCTCTGCTACTACTTGAATTTGAGCTTCCCCTCTAAATCCAACATCTATAGCTTTATTTGCTGCGTCATTCCATTCAGCAACTGATAATATAAATCCTTTAGGGTCTAACGCAAAGCTACTTCCCCATTGTTGAGCTAGTTCTATATTCCTTTTAGCAAACCGCCCGACCATCTCATTAGATTGTTTGAAGGTCAATCCCAAACTAATCATAAAGTCTTTATATGGAGTCATGAATGTCTTTTCTAAGTCAGCCCCTTTAGTAAACATAGACTGAACATTCCCTAATAAAGAAGCTAATCCCATAACACCCATAAATTTACCAAGGACTCCACTACCACCCATAGGAATAACCGTAGTTGAGCCCCCTCCTCCACTCTCACCCGCACTTGTGGAGGAAGGACTTGCATTTCCCGCATTTTGAGCGTTAGCAGAAATAAATCTACCATTAGCATCTCTTAGTCTATTAATAGAATTATTTAAGTTATTCCCATTTTGTTGTACAGTAGAAGTTAGGTCATCTATACCCCCACCCAAAGTATTTGTTAAATCCCCCAGATGGCTGTTCAACTGTTGTGAACTAGTCATATTATTTCTAATTATCTGGGTTTGTGATCTTGAACTTAAATTACTCATGCTTGAAATAGAGTCCCCTAAGCTTGCAAAAGACCTATTTAAGTCACCCAAACCACTAGTTACATCCGTTCTCAAATCTCGTACTTGTTGTTCAACATTATCAAAGGAATTCCTCATAGGGTCAAAAGCCCTAGAAAAATCCCTCTGACCACTTTGAGTAAGCCCTCTAATTGAAGTAATATTGACTGACTGTTCTAGTATACCCATAGTCTACCTCCGCTTAACCTTTCGAGGAGCTTTTACGCCACTATTTGCCTTTCTATTTGCTTCTTCTGCTCTTTCCTTCTCTACCATTTTTCTTTTCAATAACCTATTATAAAAATCTTTTCTTTCGAATATTGCCATCTCTTCTGTATCTCTATAGGTGATCCCAGGGATGTAGTAGGAAAGGTCAAACTGTTCTTCAGAAATCGTTTCGTTATATCTATCAAGCAATGCTCTACCTTCCTCAGTCTTCGTATCTGGTATGAAAGAACTCTGCCGTAATAGGCAACTCAAACCTCACTTCCTCACCACATCTAGGGCACTCTTCAATAATTTCAGTATCATATCCGACTTTAAGTTTACTAATTCTATTTTTTAGATATGATGTATCCATAACAGGTAATTCTTCGACAAGTTGTTGCTTATCATTTAGGGGTAATACTTTCCCATCCACAGTAGCTATATTAGCCATTAATCTATAAATATAAGCTATATCTCCTTTAGCTTCGGTGAATTTCTTATGGAATCGTTTAGCTTTAGTTTCAATATCATTCATCTCTTTAATTCTAGGGATTTTCAGAGCGATTTTATATTTAGTTTTAGGCAATTCAAACTCATCATAAGGTTCTTCGAATCCCTCTTCCAAGTAATTAATTGGAAGGTCATCCAAGTCTAGTTTATATTCCGAGGTTTCTTTACATGAGGAACATTTAAAAGATACTGGGTATATACTACCATAACTTACTATTCTCAATTTAAGCATAAGGAAATGTTTATCAGGAGATATAAGATCGTCAAGTTTAAGGTCTGAAGGTTCAATCAGACAATCTTTAAGAACGTAATTAATTGCATCAGGTGTAGAGCCCAGTAGGGTTTTCTCATCTGAGGTAGTCATATTTCTAATTGTTATTTCTGGTTTAATCCCATTAAGGATACCTCTAGAAGGTAATTCATGAGTTTCTTGATAAATTGCCATAATTATGATCTCCTTTTAATAATTATTTTTTTATTATTTGTAGTAAAAAGAGTATAGACATTAATCTATACTCTTCTCTTTTAATATATAAACTAAGTTTTAATATACAAACTAAGTTTTTTATTTAGGGGGTAATATAGTCTCCTCAGTAGTTGCAGGTGCTCCAACTGCTTCCCCTGTAATAGAAGAATTAGAAGAAGCTACTCTCCAACCCCTATCATAAGCAAGAGTTAAAGTGACCTTCTTAACCTCACTACCGTCCTGAGTTAAAGTATCGCCATAAGCTACCCCAGACGGCCATACTCCTTCCAGTTTCCATTGTCTTAGTTTAATCCCATCAGGTGAATATTCAGTAACTATAGCGTCCTTTTTATAGTCAGCAGCCAATCCCATCATATCTGTTTGAGGATTATACACTTTTACTTGCCAATTTCGAACTATCATTTCCATATCAGGATAGATATAGTCAATAACTTCTAATGACTCAGCTCCACCAAACACAGCCTGACCAGCATATTTCTGTCTTGAATTTCCATGAGCAATTTCAATGGGGTCAGTAGTGATATTTGGTAAACTAAATGTTGAGACTGCTAATGCAAACTTATGTGTAGCGTCTCCCTCATCATCCAATAAACCATTAATAGTAACCTCAAAATGGTTAGTTCTTTGCGGCTCCCACTCATATTTATTAGTTTGATTTGCTTTATGTAAATGTCCTAAAGTTTTAATTTCTGTCATACAAAATCATCTCCTCTCTTTATTTTAATTAAAATGCTGCGCCTGTTGATTTAAGAACAAAGTCTATTAATACAAATTCCGCTGTCTTAGTAGGTTTAAGAAGAATTTGCCCACTCATTTCATTTCTATCAATATTTAGGGGAGTTATTGTAGTGTTATCCATGATTACCTTATAATCATAGAGTCCTCTAGCACTCTTAATACCTTCTAAGAAAGGTGTAACCATAGCTTTCCATCTATCCCATGTTCTTGAATCATTCTGTTCGAACACAACATAAGCAGAGGAGATAGATACTAACTTTCTCACATAAAGCATCATCCTTCTAACATTAATTCTATCCAGAGCGGAATCAGTTCTCTGTAGGGTTCTCTGACCCCAAATTACGAATCCCTGTCTTCTAAAATTAATAATAGGATTTATTGCATTATCATTACCATAAAGTAAATCTAATTCGCCCTCAGAGAAATCCATTTCAGAGTCAAGCACCAAATTAAGATTCCCTCTGGTTAATCCAGCGGGAGCGAACCAAGGAGAAGCTATATCATCATTAACAGCAAAAGCACCCAACACAACTGCGGAAGGAGGACACCACATATCAGTAGCAGTTGCGGGATTTGTAACTTTTACCCAAGGATAGTAAGTAGCTGCGTATGAGCTATCAAGAGAAGTAGTAGGATAATCTGTTCCTGTTAACTCACCATTATGATATTTAACCACATCAGTAGCACTCAAACCCGCTGGGGGGTCAATAATAGCGAAGCAATCCGCTCTACTTTCAGATATTGCAATAAGAGCACTAACTACAGAAGCCTCAAATCTACCTGGGGCTGCCAATACATTAATATCAATCATATTAGGGTTAGCAAAAGCATTTAATCCCCTGACTCCTGTACCTATGACATTAGCTGCACTAAGAGGAGTTCCATCTGTACCGTCTTCTAATGGTGTTAAATCACTAGTAGGCATAGATTCAGTAGCTCCCAAATCAACTACATATTCAAAAGTATCGGATACAACATTACCGATATATTTAACATTATTCTCATCTAGGGAAGCTACAAAAGATTCTTTTAGGATAGTCCCATCATATATAGCTAATGTAAATGACAGGCCTGATATAGCTGTTACTTTAGCTGAATATCTATTCCCATAAGTACCTTTTTCTTTAAAAGTTATTGTCAACACTTCACTAACTACTGAACCTGCTGAACCTATAACTGTATTCTCGGAAGTTAGGTCTTCGGTGATTCCTAGGGAATTACTGCTAATAGCAATATTCATAGAGGTATCATTAGCCGCAATAGCTTTAGCTTCAAGAACCACATCAGCACCTGTTCCACTAATTAAGAAAAAGCCATTAATATTTATGTTATTGCCCATTGCTGTCTGAATTTTTCCTGAAACAACTGTAGCAGTATCACCTTTAAGCACAGGAACTGTTAAAGTTATAGCAGATCCTGTCATTCCGAAAGCTGCCACAACAACGCTTAAATTTCCGTTAGCGGTTACTGTATTAGGGGCTAATCCTGTAGTAGTGTGAGTAGAGGTAGTAACATTAGTGATTCCTAGAGAATTCCCATCAATAGCGATATTCATAGTACTATCATTAGCTGCTTTAGTTTTAGCTGTCAACTTAACAATAGGACTTACCCCACCAATAGTAAAGAAGCCATTAACAACACCGTTAAGAGCCAAAGCAGTTTTAATTTTATCAGCAACAGCGGTAGCGGT